CATTTAAAAGGCGCGACGAAAAGCTAGTGGGTGGCGTTGTCGGTGAGTTGACGGGCGGGGTGGTGTGTTGACCGCTGCGACCGTCAACGCGAGGCGCAAGATGTCTCAGGCCGATTACGCGCGCCTGCGGAACATCAGCCGGCAGCGGGTGCATGCGCTGGTGCGCGAAGGAAGGGTTGCGGTCGACGATGATGGCCTCGTGGACGTGGAAGCGTCCGACGCCATGCTCGACGCGACGCTCGATCGGAGCAAGGCGCAGCGCAACCGGCAGATCGCCTCCGCGGCTGCGCAGCCTGGATTGGGTGGAAGCGCGCCAGGCCAGGCGGTGCGGGAGCCTGTGGCGAACGATGCGCAGCCAAGCTTGATCGGCGATGCCGACGCCGTGGCGTCAGGCCACCAGGCCGGAGAGGGGCATCGCGGGCATGCCGCGCCGCAGACTGGCGATGTCCAGTCTACTAATTCGGCCGCCGACTACTGGGAGCATAAGGCGCGGCGCGAGCGGATCGAGGCCGATCGTGCGGAGCTGGCTCTTGCGAAGCAGCGAGGCGAGCTCGCGGACGTGGCAGAAGTGCGCCGCCTCCAGCGCGAGGTCTACGCGAAGGCCGCGACCTCGATCATGCAGATCCCGGCCCGCATCGCGCCGGTGTGCGTGGCGCTCGACGCGGCCGCGATCGAGAAACTGATGCACGACGAGATCGAGCGCGTGCTCCTCTCCGTCGCGCAAAACCTCGAGGGCGGCGAATGAGCGAGCACGTCGCCGAGCTCGTGCGAAACGCCGCTGCGGTGCGACCGGCCACCGCGGAGGGCTTGCGCGCCGCCCTGGTTCCATCGCTCAAGGTCTCCGCCTGGGCGGATCAATATCGCGTGCTCTCGAAGTCGGCATCCGCAGAGCCGGGACGCTGGAGCACCGACCGCACGCCATACCTGCGCGAGATCATGGACACGCTCTCGCCGCTCTGCCCGATACAGACGGTGGTCTTCCAGAAGTCGACGCAGGTGGGCGGGACGGAAACGGGCCTCAACTGGCTCGGCTCGATCATCCATGAGGGTCTCGGGCCGACGATGCTTGTCCTGCCGACGTCCAACGCGGCGAAAAAGGCGTCAAAGACTCGCGTCGGGCCGATGATTGCCGACACCAAGGAGCTGGCGAAGCGGGTGCGGGAGGCGCGCTCGCGCGACTCCGGAAACACAACGCTTCTGAAGGAGTTCGACGGCGGCGTGCTGATCTTCGCCGGCGCCAACTCCGCGACCGAGCTGAAGTCGAGCCCGGTGCGCAACCTCATGATGGACGAAATCGAGGAGTATCCATCCGACACCGACGGGCAGGGCGACCCCGAGGAGCTCGCCGAGAAGCGCACCGACACATTCGCGCATCGGAAGATCTTCAAGGTGTCGACGCCGACGATCGCCGGCGGCAGGATCGACCGCGCGTATAAGGCGAGCGACCAGCGCGTCTACCTGGTCCCGTGCCCGCATTGCCATCACGAGCAGGAGCTGCGCTTCGCCCAGCTTCGATGGGAGACGCGCAAGCGCTGGGAGCGGGTCGATGCGGAGACCGGCGAAGTTCTGGAGGCCGCAGAAGACGAGCTCGGCGCCGTCGAGCACGACACCGGCGAGCTCGTGTCGGTCTGGTACGAGTGCGAGGACTGCGCGAAGCCGATTCACGAGCACGCGAAGACCGCAATGCTCAATGCCGGCCGCTGGGAGGCGCGCAACCCCGGACCAGATCGCGCGGCCGGCTTCCGCATCAGCGCGCTTTACAGCCCGATCGGCTGGTTCGGCTGGCGCAAGATCGTGCTTGCTTGGCTGAAGGCCGAGAAGGACGTCTCAGGGCAGCTCCGCAAGACGTTCGCGAACACGATTCTCGGCGAGGCATACGAAGAGCCCGGCGAGAGCATCGACGAGCATTTCCTGAAGCGCCGCATCGAAGCCTGGCGGATCGGGGAAACCATTCCATCCGGCGCCCTGGTGCTCGCGGCGGGTTGCGACGTGCAGCACAACCGCCTCGAGGTCCGGGTGTGGGGCTATGGCCGCAACCAGGAGACCTGGCTCGTCGACCGGCACGTCATCTTCGGCTCGCCCGCCGCGGACGAGACCTGGCGCGCGCTCGAGCAGCTTCTCGAAAAAGCATGGCCGCATGAGCTCGGCGGGAAGGTCCGCATCGGTGCGATGGCCGTGGATGCATCGGACGGCGTGACGACCCACTTCGTGCGCGCGTTCGTGCGCAAATGGTCGCCTACCCGGCGCGTGATCGCAGTCAAGGGGCAGGCCGTGCAGGGCAAGCCGCTCATCGGCAAGCCGACCGAGCAGGACGTGTCCTGGCGCGGGAAGATCATCAAGGGCGGGGTCAAGCTCTGGCCGATGGGCTCCGACACAGGCAAAGCCGCGTTCTATGCGCGCCTGCGCATCGAAGAGCCTGGCCCCGGCTTCGTGCATCTTCCGAGCGGCCTGCCGGACGAATCCTTCGCCCAGCTCACCGCCGAGAAGCTCGTGACGCGCCTTATCCGCGGGCACCCGAAACGCGAATGGCACCTTCCGGCGGGCAAGCGAAACGAGGATCTCGACTGCCGCGTGATGGCGGATGCCGCCGCCGAATATTGGGGCGTCCGCCACGCGCCCTGGGACAAGATCGAATCCGGGCTTCGCGTGTCGACGCCGGATCTCTTCGTCTCCGATGCGTCCGTCGCCTCGCCAGGCGTCGAGGAAAGCCCTGCGCCGGCTCAGAACATCGCAGCCAGCGCCGCCAACAACCCGATTCGTGGTCCGCGTCCGTCTCGACGGGGCTGGGCCAATTCTTGGAAATCGTGACCTCGACACACTGGAAGGATTAGCCCATGCCCTCGCCCACCACGGCGCAATCTCCGAAGCAGACGTGCAACACCGACATCTTCAGCCTTTACCGGCGGATCAACCGGTTCATCGTCGAGGTCATCAAGAGCCAGTCGAGCGGCGTGAGCCAGACGATGCCATTCGACATCACGCGGGTGAAGTCCTACACCTTCAGCCTGCGCAGCTTCATTGCCTGGGTCGTGGCGCAGCCTCTGCTCGACCTGCCCGACACCGGCCCGCAGTGGATCGAGCTTCCGGCGCCGCCGGCGCTCCCGGACATCGAAAACGAGTCGGCCTATGACATCTGCGTGCTGATGGAGGTGCTGCGCGACGAGCTCGCCAACAGCCAAAGCGCGCGGCTCTCCACGAACCTGATCGCGCACGACCACAAGAGGGCGATCGCGATCATCGACAAGATCGAGGCACTGGTGGACAGCTACATCGCCATCGCCGAGCCGCTCGATCTCCCCGAGTCCTCGCCCATGCACGACATGACCGGCCCCGGCCGGCAGGGCATCTAAGGAGAGAGCGCCATGCAGCAGCGCGTGAACCTCAAGATCACATTCGACGTCACGACGCCCGAGGGGCAGTCGTGGCACAAGACCACGGTCGAATATGCCGACCTCCCGGTGCCGATGCTCATGGACATCGAAGACGCGGCGCTCGACACGCTCAAGCGGCTCAACGTGCTCGGCCGCGAGCAGGATGCCGGTAAGGCACCGCCGCCCCTCTCCGGCCCCGGCCGGCAGGGCATCTAACCAGGAGATCCTCAGATGGCAAACGCGCTTTTCGACAAAGGCCGCGAAGGTTTCCTCGGCGGCGACATCGACTGGGACGCCAACAACATCAAGCTCGTCTGCGTCGACCACGCCGACGACACGCCGGTCGTGGCGACCGACGACTTCCTCGACGACATCGGCGCCGCGGCGCGCGTTGCCACCTCTGGCAACTTCGCGAACAAGACCAAGACCGCGGGCGTGGCCGACGCAGACGACATCACGCTCACCAGCGTGACGGGCGACCAGTTCGAGTCGATCGTGATCTACAACGACTCGCCCGCCACCGAGGCCGGCAAGCACCTCATCGCCTACATCGACACCGCAACGGGCCTGCCCTGCACGCCGAACGGCGGCAACATCAACATCGTGTTCGACAGCGGCGCGAACAAGATCTTCAAGCTCTGAGGCGCGCCCTGTGTCCGGACTCCTTTCGCTCACCCTCCGCGCCCTCGGCGGGCGCGTGCTCGTGCTCGCCAATGGCGAGCCGGTCGCGCTCATGGCGTGGCAGGCGGCGAAAGAGCACGCCGTCGAGCTCAAGCGCAAGGCGCAGGGTTCTGCCGACGCGCAGGTGAGCTACATCCTGCCCACCGACGGGCGCGCCATCGCGCTCGACCTCGAGCGTAGCGCCGCCCTGCAGATCTCCGCCGCGCTCCACCAGGCGGGCGCCATGGCCGAAGAGCAGTCCGACCCGCAGCGCGTTGTCGACGATGCGGCGCTCCTCATTCGCATGGGGGCGCCGGTGGGCATCACAAACGACAAGCGTATCCAGGAGGCGGCGTGGAACGCCGCGCAATGGGATCCGCAGCTCCGCAAGGCGCCGCTTCGCGGCATCCAGAGCAAAGAGCGGGTCGGCACGCCGACCCTGATCCAGACCAAACCGAGGACCGTCCAATGACCGTCGCCGAACTGCAAGCCGAGCTCGACAAAGTGAACGCCATGCGCGCCGAGCTGGGCGCCCGGGCGCGCGATGTAGCCGCCAAGCTGAACGCCGCGCAGGCCGAAGAAGCCGCGAAGGCGCGCGTTGCTGCGATGAGCCCTGCCGAGCGCGCCGCGCTCGCGACCGAGCTGGCCGCCGCGGGAAACGCCGCGTAGGCCGCGTGCGCTTCGGCATCGTCTACCAGGACGGCACGCAAGCCTGGCTCACGTGAACCCAACGGCGCCCGCCGCGATGATGGACTTCTACGCCCTGCAGACCGGATTCATCGACTTCGTCGCTGCGGTCGGCGTGCTGTGCGTGGTCGGCATCGTGGCCGTCGTCGTCATCGCCGAGATCTTCAAGGACTAGCCCGCCATGCTCACGCCCGCCCAAGCCGCCGCCCTGCAGGCCGACGTGCTCGCCGACCCGGTGCTCTCGCAGAAGCCGCACACCTCCGACGGCGCGTACGACATCGCGCTCGCCTACAACCAGACCGCCGCCCCAGCGTTCGTCGTGTGGAAGACCAGCGTACAACAGGAGACCATCACCCAGAACGGCTTCGACTGGGTGCGCGTCGACAACCTCTCGGTCGGAAAGGCGCGGATCTGGGAGTGGCTCTTCGCCAACCCGACGCGCTCGATCAACCCGAGCAAGGCCAACGTCCGCGCCGGCATCGACGAGTGCTGGAAAGGCACAGCCGCCGACCTCGCCGTGCGTGCGGCCGTTTACACCCACTGCAAGCGGAGCGCCACGCGCGCCGAAAAGCTCTTCGCGACCGGCACCGGCACCGATGCCGAGCCAGCCACCATGGGCTTCGAAGGTTCGCTCTCTTACTACGACGTGCAAGCCGCGATGGGGTGGTAACACATGGCAACCGTAACCCACAATTACGCCGCCGCCGCGACGATCACCTGCGGCGTGGAGAGCACCGCGAGCTCGAGCACCTTCGCGGCGGGTCGCGAATCGAGCGTGATCGACAACACGTCGAACAAGTACGTCGACGCGCTCCTCGCCGGAAAGATCCGCGTCGGCACTTCGCCGACGGCGAACACGCAGATCATCGTCTACGTCTTCGCGCCGCTCGACGACACGCCGACCTATCCCGACGTCATGGACGGCACCGACAGCACCGAAACGCTCACGAGCGTCGGCGTCGGCCAGGGGTTCCTCAAGCTCGCGGCGGTGCTCAACGTCGACAGCAACACCAGCGACCGCGACTACGCCTTCGGCCCGGTGAGCGTGGCGCAGCTCTTCGGCGGCGTCATGCCTTCGCGGTGGGCACTCTTCGTCACCCATAACACCGGGGTGAACCTCAACAGCACCGCCGGGAACCACTTCTTCAAGTTCATCGGCGTGAAGTTCGACGTGGCCTAAGGCGCAGACGTGGCGAGCATCATTATCCCGAACAGGTGGCGTAGACAGCCGGAGGGGCCGGTCGAGCTCAACCCGACCCACCCGCTCGCATCGCGCCTGGTGTTCGGATGGCTCGCTTCTCAAAGAGACGGAAGAAACATTGTTGACGGCCGTCTGCCGTCGGTGAGGACCTACGTCCCAAAACCGCATCAACGCGGAAACCTCGGGCCATTCGTAGTCGATGTCGGAACGCAAAGGCTCGAGTATTCACTGAACTACGGCATCGGAGCGGTTGGCGGCCAGACCTCTTGGGAAGTCGGTTTCGGCGCGATCGCGTCGAGCGGATCTCAAACTTTTCACGCAAGCACCCGTGGCGGCGGCGTCGCAATGTCGATGATGGGATATGCCGATACGTTCACGCCGGCGTTCACGATCTGGGGCGTCGCGCACTACAACTCGACGGCGACGTTCAATGCGTATGGCGGGGCCTACGACGGCAAGATGTTTTCCTACGGCGGAACGGCAAAGCAGGGTGCAACGGCGAGGTTCTTCGCGGATGGACGAGTTCTCGGCTCGGATGTCGCGATCGGAACGAGTTCAGCGCCGGGTTCGACGCTCGTTTTGTTTCGATCCGATCCGGGCACAAGTGTTGATCTCGACCAGAGGATTGACCACCTATACATTTGGACGGACATCCTTGCCAATGAGGCGTTCTGGCTGCTGCGGAACGAGCCCTATGCGCTCGTCCGCCCGATCAACCGCCGAATTTACTTCGACCTCGGCGCCGGCGGCACGCTCTCCGTCACGCCCTCCGGCATCGCCACGGCCGAAGCATTCGGCACCGCGCGCCTCGATCACGGGCTGACGCTCACCGCCATCGGCTCGGCGGAAGCCTTCGGCACGGCCTCGCTCACCGTCGGGCAGACCATCAGCGCCGCGGGCGCCATCGGCTCGGCCGAGGCGTTCGGCGCGGCGCGCCTGGATCTCGGCATCGCGCTAACGGGGCTGGCGACCGCCGAAGCCTTCGGCACCGCGCGCCTCGATTACACCCTCACGGCGACGGGCATCACCACTGCGGAAGCCTTTGGCACCGCAGCGGTGAATCTCGACGCCGGCCAGTCCGTCACCGTCAGCGGCATCGGCAGCGCGGAGGCCTTCGGCACCGCCGGTCTCGTGCAGAGCGGCGTCATCGCCACCGCCGCGATCGCGAGCGCCGAAGCCTTTGGCACCGCGCAGCTCGACTTCCGCCTCGCCCTCGCGGGCGCCGCGAGTGCCGAATCCTTCGGCACCACACAGGTCGCGCTCGACACCTCGCAGACCGTCAGCGCCGTCGGCGCCATCGCCACGGCCGAGGCCTTCGGCACCGAGCGGCTCGACTTCGGGCTGCTGCTCACGGGGGTGCCGAGCGCGGGGGCGTTTGGAGCGACGGTCGTGCAGGGCGGCGTGCAAGACGCCTTCGGGGAGCCGTTCGAAGGATCGTCGCTCTCGGCGACCGATCGCCGCATCGGTTATGCAACGCTCGTGCCTGGCAAGGGACACATCGGATGATCGACCAGCTCATCGCGGGCGACACGCTCGACTTCGTCGACACGGTCGCCGCCTATCCCGCGAGCGACTTGTGGACGCTGAAATATCGGCTCGTCCCGCAGTTCACATCGCCCGCGCAAAGCCCGATCACGCTCACCGCGAGCGCGGAGGGCGACGACTACCGCGTGCAGGCGATGGCCGCGACGACCGCCCTCTGGGCGGCAGGCTTCTACTCCTGGGCGCGCTGGGTTGAGAAGGGAGCGATGCGCATCGGCCTCGGCTCCGGCCGGCTGCAGGTGAATGC